TTTAATAATAACGCTTGCCGCGTCGTTTTCCCTGCCATAAATATTGCCGCAATTAAAATCAGAAACTTTTAAAACAACACCAAACCAACCCCCAACGCCGACAATATTATCAGCCGTTCCATATTGCAGCCCTTCAAGTAATATGCCATGAAATGCAGCTTGAATGTCCGTATTGTCACCTATACGAATCAATCCTATTACGTTAATAACGTTTATATTTTTAAGTATGGCAGTTAGTGCGCCATCGTGAACAACTAAACCGTTACAACCGTTGCCGCTGTTGTGTGTGTCTGTGTATGTAATTCCAGAATCAACGCCAAAATTTGCAAGATTAATGTTATCACCACTAAACAAAACTTGTCCTTTTAAAATTGTTCCACCGCTTAAACTGTAAAGGTTGCTTGCCACTTGCGGCATACCGCCGCCGATAACGGTAATATCGCCGCGTAAAATAGTAAAGCCCGCCGAACTATGATAAACACCCGAAGGGATTAACAGCAAGCCGCCCGGCGCAACCGAATACGCCGCCGATTCAACAGCAGCTTTATCGTCATTAATACCGTTTGCTTTTGCACCAAAAAGAAAAGGCGTTGCTTTTAAAATGTTTGTTACACTTCCAGAACCTGCAAAAATTTGAAAATTTCCGGCAATTCTTAAAAATTTGTTAGTGTTAAAAGTAAAACCCGTTGTTGTAATAATGCAGCCGGGTTTTATTAAAAAGGGTTTTACTAAAGTAAAATTTTGTGTCATTGCGTAAGAACTGATTAAAACAATGCTTGTTACTATTCCCGAAGCATTTGCCGTTATTAAATCAGCTTCGTTTGTTACCAATGTTTCACCATTAGCAACAACGCCAAATGAATTCAATTCGGTTTCTTTTCTGATTAAAAAAGAAGCCAAAGTTTCGACATTTCCCAAACCGCTATTTGTAACATAAAAACCAACTTCATTTACAAATTTGTCAATTCGTTCTTCGTTTTCTTTAAACCTTTGAATTGCACTATCTGCATTTAAAACGGTCATATAAACCCCTTTTTATAATTTATTTCCATCAATATCAATTATGTCGTTTAAAAAATCAAAATCGTTGTTATAATAACGTTCGTCGTAATTTACAGCTTTAACGACCGTTGTAAAATTATCATGTGGGGTTTTTTCAGTAACTAAAAAGGGGCGTTGCGCTTGTTCGCTGTTGCCCACAATTATAAATGTTGTTCGTGCGTATAAATCGTCTTCAAGTGCCAAAGTAAGGCGCGGCGGGTTTGCTAATATTACGTTTCTTTTTGTTACGCCGGGCGTTATGTTTATTGCTTCAACGGTTCCGTCAATATGTTGCAGAAAAATAGCATACGCGCTGTATTTAGTCAAATCAACTTCTTGTGACAATGTTAAAATTAAACCGTTCTGTTCTACAATTTCGCCGTCTTGTGTATCGGGTCGTGTATTGTCAGCCGCAAGAATCCTATCTTTCAAAACTAAAATTCCGGCTTCTTGTGTTGCTTCGAATTCTATTGTTATATTTTGATGTTGAAGCTTGTTCCAAATTCGCCACGCTTGAAACCAAGCTTGCAATTTATTACGAATTCCAACGCTTTCAATTTTTACCGGATTTATTGCGCTTCGGTCTTCGGGTAAATAAAGTGTTATAATGGCATCGTCAGCCGGGTCAACATAACCATATTCAACGCCGTCGTTGTCACTGTCATTGCCGAAAGTAACAGTTCTTGTTTCGCTTCCTGGTACTTTGTTTCTGTGATTAAAAAGCAATGTACTATCTTCAGTTAATTTTTCAAAAGAAAGTTTTATTAAACTTCCGCGCCTGTAAGCTGTTGAAAAAATACTTGACGCAATAGTTGCAACTGTTTCTTCAAATGAAACGTTGTCTTTGTCAAAAGTATAATTAAATTCTGAAGCAATCGAAGTTCCAAAATAATCGTTTATTTCTGCAACTGTATCGTAAATGCTGTCAAAATCAACTTCGGCAATGTTTCTGTTTCCAATATATTTATCAAGACAAATTGCGCTTAATATATCAGCGCCGCTATTTGTTGCAAAAACTTCTGTTGTAAAACTAGAACCGGAAACCCGCGCCGGAAGTTTGCGCGTAACAAGCATATTTAATTTTCGTTCTTTTAGCGAAAGCGCCGAAGCTGTTGCATAAGTAACGCTTTGAACTGTTGTAAGGTTTCCAAAATGTGCTTCAACAACCGAAACAACCGCGTAAACGTCACGCCATTTAATTTCGTCAACAACTTGACCGGTAAACGCTAAATTGGATTCGCTAACACGCCGGGCGCGTATTTGGCAACGTCCTGTAAATGTGGGCACAGCTTTAATTGTTATCGCCCTTGAACTTCTATACGTTGCCGAACCTTCAATTATTCCCTGGAAGGTTTCAGCAGAACCACGCGGCGAACCGTCAATATTTATCGGCGTAAGTTCAACTTCAACTGTAACGTCAAAGCGGGTTTGCGTTTGTCCATCGTCTTTATAAAGACCATTCAAAGCAACAAAGTTTCCGAAAACTTGCGATAAATTTGCAGTATCTAAAATAAAAGGTCCAACCCATTTAGAACCCGAAGTTGATAAAATAGGGCTTGCTTTTGGTGTTGTTGTTATTGTTGACCATTGCGAATTGACGGAAGCCGGGCTTGAAAGAATTATAAGCAATGCCGAAACTGAAAGAATTGTATAAACACCGTCTAAATTAAAAAGCAGTTCACCGTTTGGAATTTTTAAACCAACGCTTGCAAAAGTAAAACCGTCAGCGTTTGACCATTGTGGATTTATTGAAGCGGGATTGTTTAAAACAACCCTGCAATAATAGACATTATAAGGCGCTTCGAATTCCGGCGTTATTGTTTCAGTAATTAAATTTACAGAAGAAACGTTGTACGTTTCAGAAAGGTCATACGAATTTATAGTATATCCGTCAATATCCGTAACATTAAACAACGCGCCAATTAGTTTTATTTCTTGACCTGCAAAATAAGTTGTTGGCAAAGTTGAATTTGGTATTGAAAATTTAAACGAACCGTCAGAACTTGCTATTATTGTTATTGCTGTTGTTGAATATGAAGCGTAAATGCTAGAACGTGCAATTGTCAAATTGTCGCCCGCAACAAATTTGTTGGTAAAATCAAAAACACCGGCTGTTGTTTCAATTTGATTTGATGCTGAAAACCAAATATTATCAACAGCTTTTATATTTTGGTCATTTGGCGAACGTAAAACTTGCCCGTTTACAGAATTTGAACGGGCAACAGATAAAACCGGCGTTTCAATTGCTGTTCCAATTGTCAATTGTGGCGTTCCTGAATTTGGGGAAGTGTTTGGCGCGTAAACTTCAACCGAAGTTCCGGCAATATCAGAACATAATGTTACATCATCGCGTATGTCAGAAACTTCATAAAACCCGCGCCCAATACACATATAACAATATTCAACTTCTTCGTGATTTATAAATATTTTATATGGAACGGCTAACAAATCCGGCGTACTTCTAACGGTTCCGAAAATGTCAGGTATTCGCGCCATTGGCCGGGCGCTGTTTGTTCTGTCAGAAAGTTCGTTGTTTGGCGAAGCTGATTGCGTGTTTCTTTGTGTCGGGTTTGGTATGGAAGGCCGAAGCAAAAAAGAAGCGGCAATTGAAGCAATCAAAACAACAACAACGATAACATAAAGCCATGTTATAGGGTCGCCGGGATAAACCATAACAAAAAACGGACCTTCTAACGTTTGTATTCTTTCAATGTCAGCTTCACAAGTTGGCGTTATATCGTTTTCAAGTGAAACGCTTTTATTATAAAGCCGGGCGGTTTCCGGCCAAACTTCCAATTTATCAATTATAAAGTCAAAAAGGTTTTCAACGTCGTAACGTTCGTATGTTTCAATATCTAAAGGATTGTCAGAAAATATAACTTGTTTTAGCATGTGTAAAACCTCACTCGGTTAAATCCTAATGTTGCAACTTCTAACGGCTGATATTCAACGCCTGTTGCTTTGATATGCAGCACTTTACCACGCAAGAAAAGCCCAACGTGCGGCGCGTGACGCCTTTGTTGCATCAACACTATACAAGGGCTTGCCGGAACAGCTAAAGGCGTTAGCGGGCGCAAATTGGACAACACAACGCGGCGTTCTGAAGGCGGCAACAAGAAGCCTTGCAAATTGCGGGTAATGTCAACCCCTGTTTCGTCTTCCCAGGCTTCACAAACTAAATGTGCGCAATTGTATTCGGTTTCGTTAAAGCGTTTATTATAAAATTTGTCAATACTCATAAAAAACCGCGCAACATTGGGAAGCGGTCAATTTTATATATTTCGCCTGTTTTGTTTATATTTACAGACGGCGCTTTTGCTTCAAAAGTTGAACCTTCACGGCTAAAAGAAAACGTTTTAACTTCTAAAATCAACGGACCAACCAAAACGTTTTGCAAATCGTCGCTTCTATATATTCTATATTTAACAACCGGCTTTTCTAAAAATCCAGTTGCCGAAGAAACCGCGTCAAGTTCTTTTGGCAAAACTTCGCCCAAATCGCCCAAACTTATTTTTAAACTTTGGTCCAAATCGTCATTTGCCGCAATTGGTGTAATTGAAAGCGGGTAATAATCAAAGCTTTCGGTTGTATTATCTTCAAGCTTTACAGTTACGCCCGCTGTTGCATTTCGAACAATACGATAAACTTTAGTAAATGCAGAATGTGAAATTTCAATAAGTTCAAGTTGAATAACATTTGATTTTGAATTTAAAAAATATTCGCTGTAATTACTCATAAAACACCCGGTAAAGTATCGTTTACAATTGTATTTAAAAAATCTTCACTAAAGCGCCAACCATCGCCGCTTTCATTATACAAAATAACAATTCCGGTTAAATTGTAAACGTCAACGGGTAAAGGTTCGACTTCAAGCGAAGCCGAAACCGTATAACTTAAACCGCGCTGTTCAACAAGTTTAAAGGTTCCTTGTTTAAAATATGATTTATGTTCAGTTACGTCAGCACTATCTAAAATTAAATCAATTGTAAAAGGCAACGCCCCCGAAATACTAGCGCCCCTATAAAATGCCCGCAAATATTCAAAGCCTGACTTGTCAACAATCCATACAACATCAACTGCCGATGTTGCCCCCAATTTGTCAGAACGATAACGCGAAGCGCCGCCGTCAAGTTTTACACTAACAACCGAATCGCCGTCAGTTACATTATACGAACTATTGTCAGGCGGTATAATTAATTTTAGCATTATTTAACCCCTTCGCCTTTGTGCTTGCGTATTTCTTTCAAGGGATTTTGAAACCATTGAATTAGGGTTTTTAATTTCGCCCGCAACAACTTTCGGCGTATGATTATAAACAGCTTGTTTTGCTTCGTCTTTCGCAATTATTCGAATATCGGTTTCAGAAAGTTGTTGAACTTCAAACCCTTTCGAAGTTCCATAATTTTCAATTTTAACGGTTATTCCTGAACCTGAAGATTTGCCCACACTAGAACCGGGACCGGCAACCGCGCCCCTGTTCATTGCTTCCAGGGCGTCACGATTCCGCGCCGTTGCATCAGCATTAACAACAAATTCTTTACCGTGTACCACGCCCGCCACTTGTTGCCGCCCAAAATCGCCCGTATAGCCGCCTTTTTCAAATCCAGCCATACCAACAAGGCTTAAAGTATTCGAATAAGCCACGGTTGAACCAATAGCCGACATTGCAGCAATTGAGTTTGTGCCTTCAGTTGCCAGCGAAACAAGCGCGGCGGGCGTTGCAAACATTGTGCTGATTGCCGCCGCTGTTGCCCCCATTGTAACAAGTGACGCCGAAGCAAGCGTTGTTCCTAATGCAGCGTTGACAACATACTGAATGCCCAACTTTATCAAGGAAGAAATCAAACCACTAACAATTTCCATTGACAAAGTTCGCATTGTGTCGCGCAAGTTTTCACCGTAAACAATTGCCCTTCCGATTGAATTTGCAAAGCCGTCTGTTAGTGACGTAAAGAAATTACCAAACGAACTTGAAAGGCTTGTTAAAACGTTCTGATAACCCGTTGTTATTTTGCTAACACCGGAAACAATAGAATCGCCAAAACTACCTTTACCGGCTGCAAGTTTTGTATCAATTTCGTTAAGCGTTGTTTTAAGTTGTTCGGTTTTGTTTTGTTCCTTGCTAATGTAACCGGCTTTTTCAGCCCGGTTTAAAGCTTCGCGCTGAATAGTCAATTGGCGCAACTTGCCGTCAGTTGTATCGTAAATTTTATTTAATTCTTGCGAAACGTTACGTTCTTGCTGCAAGTACATTAAACGCTGTTGTATGCTTTCGCTTAAACCTTTTTGTTTTGAAAGAACTATTCCTTTTGATAACAATTCGTTTGATATTTGTTGCATTTGATTTGCAATTTCTTCTTGTTGCGAATTCAAACCAATCAAGTTAAATTGCTGCAAAAGTTCTTCATTCATTCGGCGCAACGGGTCAAGGGCGTAAAGCCTTGTTTCATTAGCTTTAACCATTTGTTGCTGTGCTTCTTCTTGTGTAATTGCGCCTTGTTTTACAAGTTCGTTTGTTGCTTTCTGCATTGCAATATAATTTAAAGCCGGGCCTTTCAGTTCGTCATAAACAGCGTTAAAGTTCTGTTGCGCCCTTGTGTTTTCCTGAATCAACTTCAATTTGTTTTCCAGGTTCGCCCGTTCTTCAGGATTAAGCTTTGACATTTTTTTATTTGCAAGCTGTATATCATATTCGTCAAGCGCCTGTTGAATCTTGCGCACATTTTCAAGAACAAAAAGCCCTTTAATTTGCTTGTCAAGTTCGCCGTTAATCTTTTCGATATACCGCGCCCGGCTTTCGGCTAATTTATCAGTTTGTTCAGTTGGTGCGGAAAGCTTCGGCGCGGCGGCTGCAACCGGTTTCTTTGCCAGTGTTTGCGCTGCAAAAAACTTGTCAAGGCGTCCGTCAAGCCCTGTTGTGCTTTTAAAGTTTTTCCAATCTTCGCCCAAAGCTTTAAGCGTTCCTTTAAAAACGGTTGCTTCCTGGTTAAAGCTTTCGGAAATAGAACCGGCAAAAATCTTGCTGAATTCGTTTTTCATTCCGTCAATATCGCCCGTTAAACCCTTCCACAAACCTACGCCAACGGAAACCAAGCTTAAAGCAACATCTTTGACGGCTTCAAGCATAAGCGCCCCGAACGACACGGCAACAATTCCCAGGCCGGAAGCAACGCGAACCGCTTGAATAATCTTTTCAACAATTGTGGGCAACAAAACCGAACCGACAAAAGCCAAACCCTGCATAATAAATTTGAAAACGTCCCACATTGAAACAATTTGAACGTTTGAATTTGTAAGCATTGAAAGGAAAGCCGAAAGCGAACCGGCAACAACCATATCAAGCCCGGTAATTATTAATTTAAAAACATCCCAAACGCTAGAAACTACACCAACAACAGCAAGCCAACCGGTTAAAATAACGCTTCCGATTATGTTTGCATGTTCGCGCAACCATTTGTTTGATTCTTGTATATATTCAACAAGGTCTTTTACAATGCCAGTAAAACCCGCCCTTGCAATCAAATTCAACGAAGTTTGCATTGACGAAGTTGCAGCCGACCACGTTTTATTAATTTCTTCAGCAGCCGGGCCGAAACCGGAAAGTCTTTTTCCTATTTCTTCAACAACCGTTCCGTTTTTCTTCCATTGAACTAAAAGTTTCGGTAATTGTCCGTCAGTCATTCGGTTTAACAGTTTTGCAAGTTCGTCACCTTGTCGAACTTCGCCACGCATTAACGCGCTTATTTCTTGCCTTACTTGTCTTTCATCTTTACCGTTTCGGCTATACAATGCAACCGCGTTTGCAATACGCGTAAAGTTATCAATTTGATTTTTATTTGTTGTGTCAAGCGTTACGCCTTGTTTTGCCATTTCAAGAGTCATTGACTGTAAGTTTTGCAAATTTAAAGAAGTTTGCGCGTCAACTATCATTAATGTTTCGTTAAGTCCTTCGGCATAGGAACGGGCTTGTTTATATGTTCCCGGTATATCCATTTGATTCTTTGCAAGCGAAGTTAATACAGCGGCCATTTGAATATTAGACATTACAAAATCATCAACGGCTTTTATACCGCCCGTAATTGTGCCCACAATTGATTGAATAACAAGCTGTATGCCCTGATAAATAGCCATACCCGCCGCCATGCTTCCAGCCATTGAAAGCCAGCTTGCGCCATGCCGCCCGGTTGCCTGTGTGCCTTGTTCCTGTGCCCGCTGAAGGCGCAATTGTGCAAGTTCGGCCCGCGCTGTTGCCGCTGTGCCTTGTTGCTGTGCCGTCGTAATACGGGCGGTTGCTGTCGCTGTTCTTGCCGATTCGGTTTGTAATTTTTGGTGAGCTAACGCGTTTTTTGTAATCGCGTTTGTTGAAGAATCAATTGCGGATTGAATTTTATTTAAAGCCGTGTTGCTTAACGTATTTAAAGCAGCTTTTAATTTATTTATTGAATTTTCGGCGCGTGTTGAAGAAGTTGCAATTTCATTAATTTTCTTTGCAATACCGGGTGCAACGTTATCGGTAATTTCAATGTCTATTCTTTCACCCATAAATTACCCCGTTTTACGATTCAAACTTTTAGCTTTCAATCGGCCAATTAAAACCGCCCGTTCAACAAATCCAGCCGGTTCCTGTCTTGAACTTCCTTCGTTAAGTTGTTCAATATAATCGGTTAAATTGCTGACGAAGACTTTAACCCCAGGGCGTTTATTTTGCAACACTTTTCTAGCGTTAGCCTGTGCAATCCTTCGGCTTTCGGCAGCAGTCCAACCAAAATAACCGGGAACGTGTGCTTCAATTTCTTGCGTTGCGGGCGTTCCCAAACTAACAACCCAATTCGATTCAGCTTTTGACGTATCAACCGGCGTAACTGTTGTTAAATCGTCAACAATAGCAAGGGCAACTTCAACAGCATTGTCTGAAGCTTTCTTTTGCAAACTTGCCGAAAGCTTTTTAAGTTTAAACGCTAAATCTGTAAATGTATACGCCATAAAATCACCTATGAAAAAAGCCCGGCGTTAACCGGGCTTACTTTGTCGGCTGTTTCGCCTTCAACCGTTTTATGTGTTCGTTGTCCATACGACGAATGAAAAATAAAAGCCTTTCTTTTTGGTCTTCGTCAAGTTCGTATTCTTTCGCATATTCAACAATTTTACTTCTCGGAATTGAAGTTAAAGCGATTGCGTGACTTCTTTCTGAATCCAAATCAAAAAACGCGTCAAGGTGAAATTCCAAACCGGTTTGAATTTCGGGTTTATTCTTGATTCTATCCGGTATTGGTTGCCCGAATCTTTCAGCCTGTTTTATGATGTTTTGTTCAATCGGTTCCATTTCCAGCATATAGAACAAAACATCAATTAGTTTTTTGCTTTTTCTTCCTGTTCGGCGTCCTGAAACAAAGTTGCTTTCTTTGCGTCTTCCTGCAATTCGTCGTAAAGATCAGGAAGCCGGGTAAAAAGTTTTGTTGCATTTGCAACGCTGAAGTCTGCAAAAACAAGCTTGTCACCTTTTTTGTATTCTTTTTCAGGTTCGCCGGTTACGTCGGTTGCAACAACGTTATTCCAACCAAGCAAAACCGTTTTTACGAAAACACCCATAAAAATTTCTTCGGCTTCGTCGCCCTTCAAACGGCCCCGGTCAATGGCGCTTTTGTGTTCGGCGCTTACGCGTTCAAGCGCGGCCATGTAACGCTTATTTGCTTTTGACATACGGGCAAGTATAAATTCAATCTTGCTTCCGTCTGCATTCTTTCCCTTTGTTACGGTAACGCCGTTTACTTCTTTTTTTTCATCCGTTTTGTAATTGCTTGTCAAAGACATTTTTGAAACTCCTTTTCTTGCTTGAAATAAAGCGGGGTTTTTACGCCCCGCTTTTAGTTAACAGAAGATCAAATTACGGCATTGCCAGGGCGGGAAGATACGAAAACCACGTTGTAAGCAGCGTGTAACCGTTCGCGTTTTCAGCCGCCATTTGTTCAAGCGGAACGGTAATAGGTTTGTCTTTTTCAACCTTCAGACGCCCGCCGCCCAAAGCCAGCAAAGGAACGTCAATAACAAACCCGGCGTTACCCTGTGCGGCAATAACGTTAAATGCAACGTCGGCGTTATTACGAACCGCCTGAACAGCCGCAACGGTTGTAAAGTAAGCCGTCAACGAACCGCCTGTTTCGAAATCGCCCGCTGTTGCATCGAACGAACCAAGAACGCCAATTGCACCGTTACCCGAAACGTTATTTTTAACGTTCAAGGTTGCTTCGGAAACGTAACCGAACATTGCAGCCGGGTTAAGGTTTGCCGGGTCAACAATTGCAAGTTTCATTCTGTAAACGTCACTTGAAGTGTTGTAAGCATCTTCGCCCAAAGCAGCAACCCGCGTTCCGGCTTTTAGGTCTTCCGCGCCGGTTCGTTGTTCAAAATCCATCGGAACAAAAGACAAATCAATATTGACTTTATCCTTTTGCGGAATGTTAACCGTCAATTCATTCGAAATTGCACCGGTTACATATTCGCTTTGCATTCCGTCGTCGTCAAAACCAAGTTGCCTTTCAAGCTGATACGAACGCCGCTTGATAAGCGCCGAATCTTTTTCATTGCGAAGAACCGAACCGAAAAAGATTTGAATTGTTTTCCCGGTTCCAACGTCGGAAGCCGCCGCAAAAGTTGTGTCGTCAAAGTCAATGTAACCGGCTGCAATTTTCGAAATTCGCCCGTAACCGGAAGGGCACGTTGCAAACTTCAGCGCGGCACTATCGCCGCCAACAAATACCCATTCGCCAACGGTCAAACCGAGCGTTGTTAAATCGGTTGCGGCTGAAGTCATACGAATTGAACTTGACCCGGTAACGACAATTGCAACGTCAGCCGTTGGAAACTGAAAACCAACAGCTTCAATTTTTGCAGCAGCGGGCGGGCTTGCTTCGTCGGCTTTCGTTGACGTACCAACAACCGTTGTTGCTGTTGCTGAAGCCACTTTATCAAGCCCGTTGTTTGCAGCCACGCCAAAGCCTGAAGCAACAACCAAATGACCGGCCTTAAAGACCCCCAGGCCCGAAGCAGCGGCAAAGGTCTTGCTTGACCCTGTAACGCCCGTAAGGGCAATCTGTGTGCCGTTCAGGGGCTTCGTGTTGGCTTTTTCGCGGGCGTCAGCAAAAAAGAAACCCTGAAGCAAGCGCGTTGCGTTCGTTTTGGTCAAATCTGTATTGAAACCCGCCGCCGCTTCCAGGTCCGAAACAGTACCTTTCTTTTTCTGACGGCTTGCATTAATCGGGCTTCGGGCAATAGTTTTGATATTACCGCCGAAATCGGCGTAACTGTTCGGTTCCTGTTCATACCAAACCGGCGTTATTGGAAGAACTTTTAAAGTTTCTTCTTCGGCAATCGCAAGACCGACAATATTTGAATCCTGTTTGTTATCCATAAAGCCCCCTTCGTTAAGTTGATTCGTCGTATTGATATTCAGACACAACGTTAAATCTTTCGGCCCCGTTTTGCGGCAACAGTTCTTGAATTCTTGTTTTATGAAACACAACGCCGCCGCTTGTTTTATTTCCCCTGAAAGCGTCCCTTGCAACAACCGCAAGTAAACGCCCCTTTTCTTTTGCGGCAACGTCTGACGAAGGGCAAAAAATTTGAACAAAAATCAAACCGTTGTTTTCGTATCTTTTGTTTTGACACTTCAACGCGCTTTGATCTTCGTTGACGGTTTGCTGTGAAACCTTACAATAAAACTTTTTTATTTCCGGTTCTGTCTTTGAATCCGGCCAAACAATAACCGGAATGTAACCGACAATTGCACCACTTCCAGCATTCCAAGCGGCAAGAAATAAAGAAAACATTTCGTCTATTGCGTCAATATAGTTCGTCGTCATATTTCGAATTCCACATAAGCAATAATAACGTTACCGTTCGGCGCAATTGGTGAAATATTTTTAATACGGTATTCTTTCAAACCGTCAATAACAACGTCTTTCAAACATTCTTTTGCATCGTCAAGCGTCAACATAAAAGATTGACTTCCGATTAAACCGTAAAGCGAACCTTCGGGAATGTCGCCGCCTGTTGCAAACCTTACATATTCTTGACCAACACGCGAAACCGGAAGAAAAACCATTGAAACATTTACGTCAACATTATTTGCAGCGTCGGCGCTTTGCTTCCAGGGCTTCAAACTGTCAACCGTTTCGGCAAGCTTTCGCCAAACAACAATTTTACCCTTTCGGGCAATCAATCGCAAAGCTGTTTGAATTTGGGCTTCGTACATTATACGCGTACCGTTGTTAAAAAGCGTCCTGAAGATATGCCCACAACTTGAAACAGGGGTTCAAGCAGGGCGTCAACAGCCGGAATTTCAGGAAGGGCGTTAACCCCTACTTTGTCGCTGTATTTCGTTGTTAGCGGTCCAACCGTGTCTTCAATGACAAACGGCCCGGTACTTGTGGGCATAAGATCAACGCCCGCGTGAAGCTGCATTGCAAGCTGAATTTGTGCCGGTTTGAGCAAAGCGGGCGTTGCTTCGGCGGCTATATCAAAACCGTCAATAACAACCCCGCTTCGTGGAAACTGCAAAGCCTGTGAAGCTTCAACTTTGCTTCCCTGGTATCGCGCCCGTTTCGCTTCAAGGTAGTCAATGCCTTTAATCATTTGCGCGTCAAGAACGGTATCAATTGCGGAAAGTGTAACGCCCCTTGCTAAAGCATACGCCCGCGCTTCAACAAGTGTTGCGTAACTGTTCGCGCCTTCAACTATCGTTCCATCTTCAACAACTAGAATCGAAGCCATTTATTAACCCCTTTACGATACGGTAACAACACAAGTTGAAATTACGGTTTCACCTGTTGCGTATTCATACGTTGCCGTTATAGTTGTTTCACCGGCTGCAACCTTTGTAACAACACCGCCCGCCGAAACGGTTGCTTTACCAACAACCGAAGATTCGTAAGTTACTTCTGTTTCGGCAGTCAAGTCAGCAAGCGCAATTGCGCCGGTTTCGTCGTCAAATTCAGCAGATACGGCACGAAGCGGGAACGTACCGGCTGAAATTGCAAGCGTTGCCGGAAACAGCTTGAAAGCTTCAGGCTTTGCAACAACAGACGGCGTAACGTCGCCTTCGGGATAAAGGGCAAGGTCAATGGTTGTGCCGGTATCGGTCTTGTAACTGTCAGGAATAGCACCGGCAAGACCGTCAGCGGCTTCAAGGCGTGTATTGTAGGTTACATCCTGAAGAACGGAACGAATGACAACGTTACCCCGAAGGCGGGCAATTAATGCCAGTTCGCCCGCCGTCGCAACGGTTCCGGCAATGAAAAAGATTATTTTACGGGTATCGAGTGACATAATAACCCCTTTGAGTGAATTTTGTTAAGCGTTCGGCTTCCATGCCGCCGAAGGGTTTTCTTTCGGTTTTACTTCAGCAGGTTTCGAAAGTTCTTCTTCTTTTGCCCGAATTGCGGCGCTTGTTTCGTCGTTCAGCCCGGCAACTTTCAATTTGTTCAAAGTTTCAAGCGTTTTAATGCTTGAAAGCTTTTTCATAATATTAACGTTAAGCTTTTCAAAATCAATTTCGCCAAGCTTAACAATTTTTGCAACCGAACCTGTTTTAAATTCTTCAACAACTTCTTCGGCTGAAGGATATTTTGCGGAGTAACGTTCCGGCACGTCACCGGCTACACCGTCGCAAGCTTCAAGGGCACCTTCAGCAGCAACAAACAAAGCGTTGCGAAAGGTAACGTTAAAACCCAGGCTTTCGGCTTCGGCAACTTCTTCTTCGGAAGGAATTGAACCGTTTATAAAGAAAAGAATACGCGGCCATTTTCGCACGTCAAAACTCCTTTGAAAAAGGCGCGGTTTTTACGCCGCGCCGATTTTGGTTTAGTTGGTAATCAAAACGATTCCGGCAATGTCTTTGTCAGAACTTGCGTATTTATCCCAATTGCCGGAAGTTGCAATTGCGGCGTCATTTGGTGATTTGCCGCCGTTGCCCTTATCCCAGGCAAAGCCCTTGATTCCCAGGTTGTAAGACCATTCAGCCTGATACGTGCGCTGTATGTTTTCGTCACCGTTAACGGTTTGCATGTTTTCGTCAAAATCGTTGTTCTGTTCAACGCGGATTGCATCGGCAACCAATCCCAGGTTGTTATATTTGTTCGGGCTTCCGGCTGTTACAAGGCCGGGCGCGTCGGTAACAACAAAGATTCGCCCGAACGGGTCAGCAACAACGTTGACTGTTCCGTAAGTGAAAAGGCTTGTTGCGTTTGCAACAGCGGTTCCGTAGAACGAATGCAGCGGCGCGGAATGAATCAACCATGCAACAATGTCGTTTGCCCGGTCGCCAAATTTGGCAACGGCTGAAACCATGTTAGGCGCGGTAAACAGTTTGTCAGTTGCCCCGGTAACGTCGGTTTTAACGGCTGTTACCTGAACAAGCGCGGCGTAAGCGCCGATAATGCCAACGTTCAGCATATCAGCAAGCATGTCCTGTGCAAGCTGTTGACCCATTGCGGCCCCGGCTTCTTCGGGGTTTTGCTGAATCCAACGAAATTGACCGGGGTCAAGGGCAACAGGCGGCGTACCGGCTGCAACCTTTACCATTGTATCAATCAGGTGTTCAAGCTTCTTGCTTGCGACGGTTCCCGAACCGTAAGCGTTACGACGACGAACAAGCCCGGCAATCCGCTTGTAAAAAGCGTTTTCGGAATAATCGCCCTGGTTTGCGCCCGCCTGAAGGCTGATACAGCCGCGTGAAGCGCCGTTGAAAAGTTCAATCTGTTGCGCTATCGTTTCGATAAGCGCCGCGTAAGAATATTCGCTGAATACTGCCAAATCTGAAAGTGCCATGTTATGCCCCTTTTATTCGTTATTTTGTTCGTTTTCTTTTCTGGCTTTAATAGCCGCCGCAAGTTCGCCGGGTTTCATTTTCGACAACATTTGTGGTTTGCCGTCTTCGGCACCGCCGAATGCTTTTTTGCCAGTTGAAGGGGCACCGCCGCCACTGGCTTTACTGCCAATCAAAATACTTGCGTATTCTTTGTTTGTCAAGAATTCTTTTTTCAAATCTTCCATTGTTGACGCCGAAGGTTTGCCGGTTGCGTCAAGAATTCGAAGCGTCGGTTCTTCGCCGTCAAAATCAACATGCAAACGTTCTTTAATTGCCTTTGTCATAAGGCCGGGAACGGTTGAAATTGCAGTTGCAAGCCCTTTTGCCGTTTCGTCAATTAAAGTTTTTCTTGCGAACGTTTGCGCCTTTGTAAGTTGCCCGGTCAATTCGGTTTCACGATCAAGCAATTTTTTTGACCATGATTTTTCAAGTGTTTCAATGTCACCTTTCTTGCGGGCGTCAAGGTCGGTCGATT